GCTCGTCCCACCGGGCGTCCTCGGTCAGGACGCCGGCGAGGTCGCGGAGGTCCCGCTCCGGCCGCTCTTTCTCGTCGCTCTTGCTCGGGTGGTTCCAGTACATCTGGAGCCCGGCCGCGTAGACTCGGGCGTTGGCCGCCTGCTGCAGGACCTCGCGGGAGTAGTAGCCCGATGAGCCCCACCCAGCATCGATGATCTTGACGGGGATCGTGCCGGCCGCGTCGGCCTTCGCTTCGATGAGCGGGACGATGCCCGCTGCGAACTCTTTCATGCTGTCTGTCACACTCTCCATCACTCCACTCATGTCGTCAGCCTCCGGCGGTACAGGGTGGCGCACCGACACCCGGGGAACCGGGGGGGGTGCTGGTGGCCGGACGGAAACGGCTGGTCGACCGGGATCCACCCCGCCTGCGAGTTCTCCCGGCAACCAGCCGAGACCCGGTCGTCGCCGACGGTGCTCCACTGCTTTTCCATCTCCAGGCCGACAGCTGTCATCTCGTCGATGACCAGGCGGTTCCCGGTCTCGTACGCCTCGGCCGCTTCAGTGACCGCGATTAGTTCCGCCCGGTTGCGGATGTGCGCCTGCGGTTTCCCGACCCCGAACTCGTCGTACTTCGCGACGATCTGCCGGGCGACCTGCTGGTAGTTGTAGCCGTCCTCCATCCCCTGCGAGATGATCCGGGCGATCTCTTCGCGGGTGGTCGCGTCGATCTCCTTGACCGCTGCGGCCGCCCGGTCCTTGATGGCGGCGATCGCCCGGGGGTTTTTGAGGTCGAACGCATAATCGATGCCGAACTCCGCGACCCGGTGCTTCGCGGCGGCGGCGATCGCGGCCCCGGCAGCCTCCTCGATCGGGGCGAGGAAGTCGGCGAGTGTCGCCTGGTAAGCTGCTTCGAGTGCCCCCTCGATCGCAGGAGGGGTAGAGGCCTCGCCGAGGATCCTCGGGCCGACCCGCTCGAACTCCTGCATAAAGACGGTCCGGTGCGCCCGGAACGCCTTCGCCATCTGCCGGGCGAGCTTCGTCTCGATAGGTTTGAGTGCCCGGTCCCGCTTCCAGATCTTCGTCAGGGTGACGATGCTTTCGAGGAGGTCGCGGAGCGGAGTCACGCCGGCACCTCCCGGAGGTAGGTCTCCAGCCGCTCGATCGCCGTCGCGAGCGCCGCCTCGCTGTCATCCGGCTGCGAGTCTTCACCCTCAGGGAACCACTCCTCGACGAGGTCGGCGGCGTGCTCTTCCCCGAGGACATCGAGGAGCATCCGAGTCAGATGCTTGATCGGGATCGTGCCGGCCGCTGCGGCGCCCTTGAGCGTGCCGGCGTGGACGATGGCATCGACCTGCTCGGTGAGGTCGCGTTTGAGGATCGATGGGAACTTGACCTCGACCGCCCGGTTCATCGGCTCCCCCGTCTCCGGATCGATACCGAGCGTCACAATCCGGTCGCCGTCATCGTCGATCTCGATTGTCGCTCCCGCATGCAGCGGCCCGGACGGCATCATCGCGGCCTGGTCGATGATATAGTCGAGGATGTTGCCGAGGATCGACGACCAGAGGCTTTGCCGGGCAGTGAACTGGAGCTCCATCGGGCGCTCCATGGTCTTCGCGGTCGCGAGGTTGCCGGTGCTCGGGTCCCCGGTGAGGTAGGGTTCGTTGATGCCGGTCGCGCTGCAGACCATCAGCATCAGCCGGCGGGCGTCGTCCATGCTGGTCGTGATGCCGGAGGTCTTGATCGGCTCGAGCTTCGTCCCGGGCGTCGTCACAAACGTCCCGCCGGTCGTGCCGCCGCCCTGTGCCCGGGCCTCGGCGAGCCCCTGCTGCAGCCGGGGGATCATCTCCTGGAGTTTTGAGACGGCAGCGGTTGCGACCCGCTTGTTTGCGCCGGTGAGCTGCATCGCAAACTTGCTGAGCGCGTCGGTGATCGTGACCCATTTCTCCAAAAACACCTTGTAAGCGTTCGCCCAATCGCAGGCCGCGTAGAGTTCCGAGACACCAAACTGCATGTCGTCGAGCCGGTTGACGCTGACATGGCAGATCGGGGTATCCGCCCGGACCGGGATGCCAGCGATGTATGCTGGATGGCCGCCGCGAGGGTTGTACCGCCAGTCGGGGTAGTAGGCTTTTTTCGGCTCAGTGGTCGGGAACCCGGTTGAGGGGTTGACGGTCGTCACAGTCCAGGTGCGGAGGTAATACCAGGGGTCCTGGGCGTCCTCGGGGTTGCTGATGATCCCGGCGATCTCGTCGAACGGGATCGTCCGGATCTTGACGTGGCCGGTGCTCGGGTTGACGAAGAAGACGAAGAAGAGGTTTGCGAAGAGCTGGAGGCCGGTCTCCAGCCGCATCCATGCTTCTACGTCGCCGAAGACCGTGCGGTTCGTCGGGTCCTTGAGGACCTTCTGCACGACGGCGTCGACGGTCGGGTGCACGGCCCGCAGCGTGACGCCCTGCCCCCAGACATAGAGATTCTGGACGGCCACGGCTCGCTTGATGAGCGGGTTTTTGAGCCAGTATATCCGGACCATCCGGGAGATCGCGCGGAGCCCCTCGCGGGAGAAGTCTCGCTCGCTGCCGCCGATCCGCTGCCACCCCTGCTCGCTGAGCTGGTCCTCCAGGACGGCGAGCCGCTCGGTCAGGAGTTCGTAGTGGTCGAGGACCGCGACGACCTGCTCGGCGAACCGCTGGAGGTCCTGCGGGGCGGCGGCTGCGGCACTGCTCATACGGTCACCTCGAAAAAGCCGCCGGAGGGACTCGAACCCGCAACCGCTCCCTTACAGGGGGAGTGCGCTGCCTGTTGCGCCTCGGCGGCCAGATTGCTCATTTGCCAGTCTCCAGACCAACTGCTGCGAGCCAGTTGTTCCCGGCGGCGACGATCGCCCGGACCTCGTCCTCGGTGATGGTGCCGTCATCAATCGCGTCACAGATGACGTCGACGGCTGCACGGGTCGCGTGTGCGGCCGCGATGGTCCGACGACCCCATGCCCGGCCGGCGAGGGCGGAGAGGATCGCGGTCCCGGCGATCGCGGCGACGGGGTAGAGGAGATCGAGGGGGAGTGCCTCAATCATTCGCCTCTCCCGGCCCCGACGACCTGCCCATTCCGGATCAGGTAGTAGCCGCCCGGATACCGGAGGGTGAATGAGGTTGCGCCGGCGGCCTCGTACTGCTCGATCTGCTCAACAAGCGATGCCTGGATCTCCTTGGTGTGGCCGTCGAGGACAAAGGAGCGGACGGCTGGAGAGATCGGACGCGGCCCGGGTGCGGCGCCGGGCGAGGTGCTCGGGGGCGCGAGAGGATCGGGAGGCGATGCGGGTGAGAAAAATGTGCGGATGGCGTCGATGACCGCGATCAGGAATGTTGCCAGTCTAGACATACGTGAGCCTCCGATTTGGCTATACGTATGTCTGGGGACTACAACGTCTTATAACGGTAGGAATTTATAAATTTATAAAAAACGAGGGTATTTATATGAGGAGTTACACCGGGCTGATACTCACCTCGTCGCTATACGTGACGACCTCGCCCTCGTGCGACCCGAGCGCCTTGAGCAACTCCACGAGCGAGGCGTGAGCGCCGGAGAGCGCGTCCACCTGGTCGTCGTGGGCGCCGTCCGGGAAATACTCTAGCTCCTGAAGGAACGTCCGGATCCACTCGCCCCGGACCAGGATGACCTTGCCGTGCTCGGCGGCGCTGGAGATGGGTTTGGCCCGCAGGATCTTGCTGCCGGTCGACGGCCGGCCGACGACGGCGAACCCGGGCAGGGCGTCGACGAGGTTGTCGATGTGGTAGAGCGAGGCACTGCCGGGCTCCTGCTCGACGATGATCGGGGTGAGGGGGCCATCCATCGCGGCGGTCGCGGCCACGGTCTCCATGACCGTACCGGGGCTCTCCTGGAGCCGGACGACGTCGAGGACGTAGAAGTAGGGCTCCTTGTAGCCGAGGAGGAGGCCGACCGTCCAGTCGGGATCTTTGTTCTTCACAGTGCGCCGGGACCCGGCGAAATCCCAGTACCGGACGGCGAGGAGGTCCTTCGGCGGCTCGTCGACGATCTCGAACCATTCCCGCCGGAAGTACATCCCGGCGACCGGGCGGATCTTCCAGTTGCCGTTGAGCAACCGTTCCCGCTCGACGCGGTCGAGCGCCATGAGCTTACCCCGATATGTAGGATCCTTGATGGTCAGGGCCGGGTTGTCTTCGAGGCGGGCTGGGATGAACGTGATCGACATCGGAATGAGGTCAGGGTATTGTGCCAGGAGATCGTCGCGAGAATCACCCCATATGAGATCGTCGCCGAGCTGCACGAACCAGCGCAGGACCCCCGCCCGCTCGGGGATCGGGTAGCCGGTCTCCTGGTCGATCCACCAGGCGATGAACTCCGCGACCCACGAATCCGCGTCGGGGTTAGTCGTCGCCATGATCCGGGGTCGGACGCCGCACGTGGATCGGTTCCGGCTGAACATGTAGGAGAACTGCCGCCAGGTGAAGTGCGTCAGTTCGTCGAACCCTATCAGGCAGATCTGCGAGCCCTGCCAGTCGAGGCGGTTGCGCTCATACTCCATGTGGGCGAACGAGACGCTGGCACCGGAGGG